CCGCGGCGGTTTGATTTAGCCGCGCAGCATGTCCATGAACTCAGACACGCTCATGCCCGCCGGATCGGGAGCGTCTGCTACGTGCTTGACGCGGATGCCGCCGGTGAGGTCGTCAGGCATGTTGGCGACAAACACCCGCACACCGTTCGGCAGCACCGAAATGTCCGCTTTACCGTCGTAAACCTTGTCGAGATACGCTTCAGCGGCGTGGTCGGCTTCCGTCTGGGCGCCGACCACCACCTCGTCCTGCGCGGCATCCTCTTGCTCTGGCGCCAAGGCGTAGCCGAGGAGGGTGACGAAGTCGCCGTTAATTGCGTCCCACATAACGTCGCAGGCGCAGACAGGGCCGAAGATTTCGTGGCGCCCTGCAGGCAAATGCCGTGGCGAGTTGTCGACGCCGGTGATGTATACCGTGTCGTGCTCACCTACGTCGTCGGGGCGGCCGCTGCCCACGGTAAATTCTTTCCACTCGAGGTCGGGGAGGTCTGTTTTATCGGTCATATTGTCCATCCAATTTTGAAGGTTTGTGTCAGGCGATCATCCGCCTGCCACGTGTTTATAGTACCGGTACCCGAAAAGCAACTGCTAAGTTAAGCACTGGTTTACGACAGCGATTGCTATCGCGATGATACCGCCGGCCATGGCCAGCCCTGCGAGCACGGCCATCCAGATGAACAGCGCGGCGATTTGGTTGGTGAGTTTGTAGCCCATTAGGCACGGTCTCCCTTGTAAGAGTGGGCGCGAAGATCTTCGGCCAGCTCTTTGGCTATGGTCTCGGCGAGCAGAAACTGGTCGTCTTGCGCGGCGCGCAGGATGTCGAGCGTCATCTTGGTGACGTGGGGCAGCATGAGCTGGCCCTCTTTGATGCGCCGCCGACGGCGCACCTCGGCGTTGTTGTCTTTGATGATGTCGCTAAGGCCCTTCATCAGGTTTCCTTTCTGCCGCACCGAGCGCACCGGATCTGGTAGTCCAGCTCGTCACTCAGGCGGCGTAGTTTGAGTTTCATGGTGCCCACGTCGAAGGACGGTGAGGCGGTGGCCAGCAGCTCGCGCAGGTGATCTAGGCGAGCGCGCCGGAGGCGGAGGAGGGTGATTGGTTTGGCGTTCATGCTGCTACCCTTTCGTAGATGCCCTCGCCGTTCGAGAAAGTCCCGATGCGGCGTAGGCTGCTGAAGGCGGCCTCGAAGCGAGGCCGTATGCGGTTGACCCAGCCGGTGACCAGATTGTCCTGATCGTCGTAGCGGGGGATTAACCAGATCGACATTAGGCCACAGTAAGTGGAGCAGCCGAATTGTACCAGCCCGTTTTCGGCCAGCACGCGGTCTTCGCGTCCGGCCCACTCTTGATTGCGGTAGGCGCTGGGCGACATCTCCAAGAACTGGTCGGTGAGTTCGTCGGTGACGAAGTCCCAGTCCCAGTCGTCAAAGGTGTCGAGGTCGTAAGTGTCGCTCAGGTTTTGGAAGGCGGCCATCACGGCGCCGTTTGGTACGCTAACAGATCGTCCCATTTGTTTCTCCTTAGTAAAAGGTTTCGCCGGTCTCTTCGCCCCACTGGGAGCGGTGAGCCAGCCTTTGGCCGGAGCCGTTGTACTCGGCGCTGCAGCCTTCGCACTCGTTAGCCCAGCTGTCCCAACACGTGACGTGCCGGCCGCAGCCGCACTCGATGATGGGGTAGCGGCGAGGGGGCATCCCCTCACCGCGGCTTTCGGTTTCAAATCCAATTCGACGGGACATTATTTTTCCTCCTTAGGAAATGAGCCACACGCCAGAAATGCGCGAACTCTTGTAACTGCGGCGGGCGGCGAAGCTCTCCCACTGACCGCTTTGGTTGTCGATGATCTTGGTGCCGCGCACCGCAAGGAAGTGGCCGGTGACGGCAACCAGATAGGTGCCGGTCTTTACAGCACGGCTTTTGTACCACTGGGTCATGGTGGGCCGTTCGCGGCGGTCACCGTAGTTGTATCCGGCGACCTGCGACGTGGCGAGCTGCTTCGCAACCGACTGGTTGCGCCGCTTGATGCAGTGGAGCATCTCGCACTCGTACATACCGGTGATACCGCGGGACTTCCGCAGCCATTTCACGCACATGCTGTACGTGCGGTCGTAGTTAGTGCCGAACAGCACGGCGAGGGCGTAAGGCCCGCACCACGTGCGGCGCTTCTTTTGGGTCCGTTTCGGGACATTGAAGTGGTTTCCCATAAGGTCTCCTTTCGGTTGGTTGGTCATCTACACTGCAGCCCGTGGGGGCTGCAGGCTAGAGGATCAATAGACAAAGTCGAGGTCGAAAGAGTAGTAAGGCTCAGCGAAGCCCCAAGGCCCCTCAATCTGGAAGCTGGCGCCGATGGCCCACTCGTAAGGACCGTCTTCCCAGCTCACGTGCCAGCACTTTTCGTATCCGGCGTCGCTGTTCTCTTGAGGGGTGCGGATGAAAGGCTTTCCGTAGCCAGTCTCGCCGCACCATTTGCAGAGAGCCTTGTGCAGGCCCTTCGCGGCACCCGCACGGGTTTTGTAAGCCTTCGGATCGTAGTCAATGGACATCGGGCCGAAGTCGGTATTGATTTGAATGGTCATGTTAGACCCTTTCGTATTGGGCGGCGGCGATCAGGCCGTCGCGAGTTGATTGAGAGAACGAAACCCGCGCGACTGCGTGGGACCGTTTGGTCGGTGCTGCCCAGATCAAGTAGGCGGCGGCGAAGATGAAGAAGGCGATCATGTGGTGTGTTCCTTTTTATCCGAAAACTTCAACGCCCCGACACTCGAAGACGGTCCAAGACCGCCCATCAGGGAGGGTGACGTCGTAACAGTTGCCCATCCGAGAGTAAGAGCTGGGCTGGTCCAACGTAGCGTCGAGACGCACACCGGACAACGCGAGCTGTCCAGTGGCCTCAAGCCACGTATCTGAAACTATGATCTGCATGGTGTGCTCCTTTGGTTAACTTGCAGGCGCCTCTCCGTCAGAGGGGCGCGAACCAGCTAACGTCGTTAGTCAGTGGTTTGGTCGGGCGGTCATCGGGATCTCTCCCTGTTCGCGTAGCTTCCGTGATCGTGTGACTTCGATCTTTTCAAAGAGCGGGGCTGCGGGCGCTGGGCCTCTGTGAGCCGTCGGGGAGGAGGTCTCTGTCTCGTTTCTCCTTCCTTCAATCTCTATATAGGGGTACCACTAAGGGAAGTCAACAGCATATCGGTACTTTTATTTATTTTATTTTGGTGGACCGTCGGCGGACGACGCATTTCTCAGCGCATGACATTTCCACTGCAGGGCGAGTTGGCGCGGGGGGCACTCGTGCGAACATTAAATACAGGTACGTGTATCTCATGCGTTTGACAGCAATGCGCTGAGAAATGCGTCAAAGAAGTGTCCACTTACCTCTATTTACGACCGCACGGGGGCTAACGATATCAATGGGTTAGCGGTAGGGTGACAAAACCCTAACTTCTAAACGCCTGCAAATGTCCACCTAAAAAACCCCCCTCCTCTGTAATGAAATCAATAGGTTATACTATAGGTGGACAATAATATTATATATATAGGGGGTAGTAATAAATAAATAGATATAAGAGTATAGGTAGAGGTACTTGTATATCCTTATGTAGTTTTATAGGGTCTAGGGGGAAGTACGGTTTTTTCTGTCCACCGCCCGCGTATTTCACGTAAGCCGTTGTAAACAATACGTTAAACAGCTTTTTATTCGTGTCCACCGAGTTGTCCACCTTTTGTCCACCGCAGTTTTTCCTTCGTAACCTATTGATTTCATTAGGTTGAAGGGTGTAAAAGTTTTGTCACCCTGTTATTTGGCGGGTTGTGGAGGGTTGCGTGCTTGACGTACCGGTACGACATGGGATATCCCATAACGGAAGCAGCAGGAGACCGATGACTGTGAGCAATGGCCTAGTGAGAAATCCACCAAAAGCGCGCAAACCCGAGATGGGGAGGCTTTACAAATATAACGATAGGCTCGCCCAAGAAGTCCTGTTGCGCGTCTCCGAGGGTGAGAGCGTGCTGTCTGTGTGCAAGGACGCCCACATGCCTTCGAGGCCGACGATCAGCAGCTGGGCTGCCATGCCTGATGAGAAGACCAACAACTTCGCCACACGTTACGCGAACGCGCGCAACCACCAAGCTGACCACATGTTCGAGGAGCTGATGGCCATCGCCAACGAGGACGACGAGTACGAGGATGTCGACGTCGTGGCCGCTGACGGTACCGTCACCACGGTGCAGGAGTTGAAGAAGGTTAACATCCACCGCAACAAGTTACGCATCGATACCGCCAAGTGGGTGCTCGCCCGTATGGCGCCGCGCAAGTACGGGGATGCCACGCGCATCATCCAAGAAGATAATTCCACCTACGGCGACCGCCTAAACAACGCGCTGGCCGGCCTGACTGAGGACGACGACTGATGGCCCGTGAAATCCTATCCTCCCACCAGCTGGACCAGACAGCCAAGTTCTGCGCGCTCTGCCGCTATGACCCGTTGCTATTCGCCGAGCGGGCGTGGCAGTGGGGCGAGGGCGCGCTCGAGGGGCAGGACATCCGCGTGTGGCAGGCCGAGATCATGGACACCATCGCCCAGCACCTGCTCAACAAAGAAACCCGCTACGACCCCCTGCGCATAAGCGTTGCGAGCGGCCACGGTATCGGCAAGTCCGCAGAGATGGGTATGATCAGCACGTGGGCCATGAGCTGCTACGCCGGTGCCCGCGTCGTGGTCACAGCCAACACCGAGGGCCAGCTGCGCACCAAGACCAGCCCAGAGATAGCCCAGTGGTTCAGGTCCGCCGTCACAGCGCCGCTGTTCGACGTGGACACCATGAGCATCAAGCCCTACGACAAGGGCGCCGACGCGTGGTCTCTGGATTTCTCGCCATGGTCCGAGCACAACACCGAGGCGTTTGCGGGCTTGCACGCTCGTAAGCGTATCGTGTTGCTCATGATGGACGAGGCGTCCGCGATCAGCGACAAGATCTGGGAGGTGGCCGAGGGCGCGCTGACCGACGAAGACACCGTGCTGATCTGGCTGGCCTTCGGCAACCCAACGCAGAATGTCGGCCGCTTCCGTGAGACCTTCCGTAAGCACCGAGACCGGTGGCACAACGTGCAGATCGACAGCCGCACGGTTGAGGGCACCAACAAGAAATACCTGCAGGAGCTGGTGGACACCTACGGCGAGGACAGCGACCTCGTGAAGGTACGTGTGAGGGGCATGTTCCCCTCGGCGTCCAGTCGCCAGTTCATCAACACCGAACTCATCGACAAGGCGTACGGCCGACACCTCGACGAGGGGCAGTACGACTTCGCGCCGGTGGTGCTGTCATGCGACCCTGCGTGGTCGGGGGACGACCACCTCGTCATCGCCAAGAGGCAGGGGCTGCACTTCGAGATCCTCGACCGCATCCCCAAGAACGACAACGACGTATTCATCGCCAACAAAATTGCGAACTACGAGGTGCTGTACGAGGCAGACGCCGTGTTCATCGATCTGGGCTACGGCACCGGCATCAAGTCGGTGGGCGACACCATGGGCCGAGAGTGGCGACTGGTGCCGTTCGGGGAGGCGGCCGTGGTGGCCGGCTACGCCAACAAGCGCGCCGAGATGTACCAAGCCATCGCTGACTGGCTACGCGCCGGTGGGGCGATACCCGAGGACCAAGTGCTGTACGATGACCTCAACGCGATACAGACCAAGCCACGACCTGATGGCGTCATCCAGCTGCTCTCGAAAGAGGACATGAAGAAGCTGCTCAACCTACCATCACCTGACTGCGCCGACGCACTGGCGCTGACCTTCGCGTATCCTGTGCAAAAGAAGGCCGTGAAACCTATGGGTAGACCTAGGGGCCAACGTAGTGTACAAGCGTCGAAAGTATACCAGCCACACGGTGAGGACTAACCCATGTGCAAGACCCGTAAACCTACCCTGCCCGAGACCTCGAGTGGTCCGTCTGCGGCAACGGCGAAACGCCCAGACCGCAGCTGGCTGATCAATGAAGCTCGGGCACGCATCCAGCGGTCAGGCGGCGCAGGCCGCCGCACCGTAGCGACAGCGCTGGCGGGCGTACCGGACGACCCAGCCTTGGCCTCGCGCCAACTAGCGGGCATGGGGTCCAACCGCAACCCGCGCACGCCAACCATACTGGGGCGCTAACATGGCACCGACACAACGACAGATGTTTGACGGCATCGGCAAGAGTTTGAAGGGCCTGCGAGAGCCGCACGAGAGCGTGTTCCGCGAGCTGGCCGATAACTTCAACCCACGCCGTGGCCGGTTCAGCAGGGGTAAGGCCCACCAACACTCGCAAGGCACGAACAAAAAGCTGCTCAACGCACGTCCACGGTACTCACACCGCACGCTGCAGAGCGGCATGCAGGCTGGTATCACCAGCCCCGCGCGCCCATGGTTCCGGCTTATCCCCGAGAACCCCGACATGCGCAACAACACCGAGCTGAAAGAGCACCTGCAGATCGCGACACGCGAGATCCGGCAGCTGCTCCAGACCGCCGGTATCAACACAATGCTGCACACAGGCTGGGGTGACCTCGGCCTGTTTGGCCATGACTGCGCCATCATCGAGGACGACCCGCTGCACGTGCTGCGGGGTCAACAGCTGGTGGCTGGCGAGTTCTGGCTGGGCGAGAACGGTCGAGGTTTGGTCGACACGTGCTACCGCGAGATCGAGTACACCATCCAGCAGGCAGTGACCAAGTTTGTTTACGGCAACGATCCGTTGTCGAAGCCCGACTGGTCGAAGGTTTCCAAGACGATCAAGAAGCTGTGGGACGACGGCAACATCGGCTCCACGTTGATGGTCCGCCACCTGATCATGCCACGCAGCGACCGCGAAATCGGCAACCCGCTGCCTCGACACATGCCCATCATGTCCACGTACTGGGAAGAGGGCGCGTCGAACGACGGCCTGCTTGTCGAGAGTGGATACCGGAGCAACCCCATTGTGGCCTCCCGCTGGGAGACCGAGGGCACCAACGTCTACGGGTCCAGTCCTGCAATGGACGCCCTGTCTGACGCCAAGCAGCTCCAGCTGCAAGAGCGCGACAAGCTCGAGACCATACGCCGGATGAACCGGCCACCTATGAACGTCGATGTGGGGCTGCGCAACAGCGGCTACAGCATGATGCCAGAGGCTGTGAACTACATGGTCGACCCGTCCAAGGGCGCGGTGCCATCCTTCCAAGTGCAAGGCCAAGTGTCTCACCTGATGGACGACATCCGCAACACAGAGGGCCGCATCGACGAGGGCATGTACGCCAACCTGTTCCTCATGATCGCCAACCTAGATCGACGCCAGATCACGGCACGCGAGATCGACGAGCGCCACGAAGAGAAGCTGATCGGCCTAGGCCCTGTCTTGGAGCGGCAACACCGCGAGAAGCTCGGGCCATTGCTGCGTATCATGTACAACGGCCTCATCGAGGCGGGGCGCATACCTCCGCTATCCGAGGCGCTGGCGGGCACGCCACTGGTCATCGACTACATCTCGATGCTGGCGCAGGCGCAAAAGGCTATCGCGACCGGCGGGATCGAACGCCTGTACGCCTTCGTGGGGAACGTCTCCGCGAGCGACGCGCAGGTGCTCGACAAGCTCGACAACGACGCGGCCGTCGACGAATACGCCGAGATGGTGGGCGTGCCTACCAACTTGCTACGCCCGAACGACGAGGTGGACCAGCGACGCGCAGAGCGGCAGGAGGCCCAACAGGCCGAGGCAGCCGCCGAGCGCGCAGCTCAGCTGGCACCAGCGGTCAAGCAGGGCGCCGACGCGGCGCGTGTGCTGTCCGAGACAGACCAGTCCAGCGGCGCACCGCGTGACATACTCGCAAACCTAGGCATAGGTTGACACAGGGCAGGATTTAGGAGACAAGACGGAATATGACGGAAGGACTATCAAGAGCGCAGAAGCGATACGCTAAGCAGCTGGACAACGACATCGCCAAGGTGATGGCCGACCCAGCCTCTAAGCGTGTTCTGGTGCACATACTCGATATGTGTGGCATGCGCGGGTCCAGCTTTACCGGCAACAGCGAGACCTTCTACCGAGAGGGTCGACGCGCAGTCGGTATCGAAATCGTCAACATGTTGAACGCTGCCGAGCCTTTTGCAGAAGCCACGCTTTTGTACGAGGCCGTGAAGCAGCGGATCAAGAACGAAGACAACGCTAAACAGGGAGGCAGCGATGAAGAATAACACCATTAGTCAGCTGCTGCTTGGAACAGCATGGCAACCAGTATGGGCACCCGAAGACGGGTCCGGTTCTGGGGGCGACAGTTCGACAGGCAGCGATACAGGCGACGGTGATGCCGGCGGCGGGGCTTCAGGCTCCGGTTCAGCAGGCACCGCCTTGGACGGTCACGTACCCGCGGGGAAAACACCTGCGGAAGGTGGTGATGGTTCGGGTGACGACGTCAAACCAGACGACACAAAGACGGCGCTCGA